CAATAACATCTGCGTTTGTAATACTAGCTGAAAAAGTATAGTCGCCAAGATTGTCTGCTAATACTGTGCGAGTTCCGTTATATGGACTCAAGCAACCAGCAATAACTACCGATTGGCCTTCGGTAAATTCATGCACGCCAACTGTTGTAAATGTGGCAACATTATCTTGTAAAACTGTTTTTTGAATTGAACTCTTAAATGTAACTAACATTGGCAAAATAGTGTTTTCGCTAGTGTCTATTATGCCATCTAGATATGTGTCATTATAGAGAGCGGAAGATACCCCAAGCACGGCTCTTAACTCGGTGGCCGAAATAATGCTAGGCATGAAATACCTTCCTCTCTACTCTCCCTTAATGGATGCCTAGGATCGGGAGCAACCCTAGGCACTCAATTAAATTAAGCTACTGTTAGTTTGCGGAATGCAGTTGGGTAACGATTAACTGCACAAACATAACCATAAAGACCGATTTCCACCTGTCCTGTGTTTACGATATTGGCACGCAATTCAAATTGTGCACTCTCATGGAATCTCATAGCTGCTGAAGGATAAACCAAAGCAAACTTGTCGCCTGTGTAGTTAGGATCTACAACAAGTGAAAGTCCTGCGACTGTTCCTTGTGTTGAACCTTGTGTAATCAATCCACCTGCATTTTGTGGAACTGCTGCTGCAAATAGTGGACGATCGTTTCCATCCTCAGCACCAAGCAAATCTGCATAAGAGATTGTTCCAGATGCGGTTGGGTGAACTACTAAGCGGTTTGGTGTGAAACGCATAACTCCATAAGAGTCTGCAATTCCATCTGCAATTGCTTTGTAAATTGATGAACCAGATGATCCAACTGCTGTATCGCGTGCAAGACCTAGTGCATAAGCATCTGTCTTTTGTGCGTATGATGCAGCTAACTCACGAACCAATAGATCTAAGAATGATGGGTCAGACCTGTCGAGTAGCTCAACGTTGACTCGGTTTGCGCCAAAAAACTTGACTATTGTATTTTCTTGAAAGGTGACTGCGGTGTCTTGTGATGCTGCTTCTACACCCTCAGCAGTTTCGCCTACGATTGCTTGCGCTCCTAATACAGGGGTATAAATTTTAAGCCCAGTTGTAGGAAGCGGTGCTCTTTCTATGCTATCAATAAACGGTCTTGATGAATCAATAATTCCAATTACATCACGAAGGTAATTTGGTGGAACCATTCCTGTGTTCTCAGTTGTTGTTGCAATTTGTAATGCAGCAACTAAATCGCGTGCATCTGTATCGCCTTGAATTGCACGAATTTGTGCATTTACATATTGTCCGGCTGTAACATTTGCATCAACGCGTGGCTTTGTGTATGCCATGTATTGAGCAGTTACAACTGGAGCTTGTGCCGCTTCTACCGCTTCGGTCGCGATAGGAGCTTCAGAATTAATCTCTGACACTTTGTTCTCCTCTGTTGTTGTATCCTCAGCGGCTGCTTCGGAATTCTCTGGTGTTTCACTAGCTGCAACTTCCGCGACCCTTGCGCTATCAATTGCAGGATCTGTAACTAGGGAAACCTCTTGAAGTGTGCTTGATTTAATTCTTAGCACGCCTTCCTCATTTTTCCATTCGTTGATTTTTACACCAACACTAAAGCCATCACGTAATCCAGTCGCGGCCTCTTCCAAAGCGTCATCCGCACGAAAAGTTTTGGCAAGACGGAAGGTAGCCTCTAAACCTGTATCGGTAGCAGTAATATCAACTAACTTACCTAACGGCTTTGTAGTTTGATGCTCAAGTAATAATTTAACTGGCTTTGAGAAATCAATTGAATCTTTTTCAAATACAGTTAATCCTGCACTTGTTGATCCTTGCTCATCCCATGTAACGATCTTTCCTGAGATTGTGCGCTTGTTAGTGTCGGCAGCTGTTATCTCTATTGGGAAACTAATTTTCATCGTATTAGGTCTTCTTCCTCTTGGATTTGCTCAACGCTCATCGCGCCAATGCGGTTTAGGATTTCATAGACTTGCGCTCGCTCTAATGCTGAACCACGCAAGAAATCATCAATGTCAAATCGAGTTTCAATTCCGTTAGGGCAGAAATCGGATTGAGATAATCTTTGTTCAATTGCAGTTAAGATTGGTCGTAATGAAAAATCAATAAGTGCTTTTCTTTCGGCCGTCATATTTGAGTAGGTCATACTAGTAGTCTCAGCTGATACAAAACTGGCCGGAATTCCGCTTGCGCGACTAATTTCCAAAGCTAAGTATTGTCTGGCCTCATTTAATTGTAATTTAGCAGGGTCGAAACCTAGTGCTTGTAATTCAACATCTGCATTTAAGAATGCAGTTGATCTTGTTGATCTAGATATTTTCCATGACTCTAAAAGTTTTGTAATTCTCTCTGGAGTTAAATTTGTGCCATTTGATTTTAATACCATTTGTGGCATAGGCTCTTTGGCATACATTTCAGCAGCCTTTTCCAATTCAGCAGCAGCTTTAATTGTTCGACCTGCTCGATTTAGTATTCCTTCATCTAATCCGTTAAATACAATTAAAGATCCAATACCAAATGGCGGAACTCTTTTACCATCAACTGTGTAATACTCAATCTCTGTTGAATTAGCATTTAATGAAGCAAATACTCTATTTGGTGCAACTCTTGTCCATGCTCTAATTCTTGAAGCATCTGTTGATGAGTAGGCGTCTTGAATAATTCCATAGCCCACGCCATATAACAAAATATCTTCCGCCAACCAAGCATAAATCGCTGAACCTGCAACTCTTGGGTCTGGTTGCATAATTACACGATTTGGTCTTATGTGTTCATTTGTAAAATGATTATATTGTTGAAGAGGAAGTGAACCAACTGTTGAACAAATTATGTTCCTTGCGCGAGCTGCCGAAGGGATGGCCATATACTGTTCGCGAGTTGCAGTTGTTGTTCCAAATAAAATTCCGCCAACTAATTGCTGTGCGTTGTAAGGTGAAAGTGCAGCAGCTACATCAACTGGATTTTCTTGTTGTGTTGCGCGAAATCTATCAAATAATCCCATTAGCATATAATATACCATAAAGTCAACAAATTACGCTATTTGAATATCAACTTCCGTTTCTACTTGTGTTGCAAAATAGGTTGCTAAAGCAGATGCCACAGCTGCACAAACTGCGACTCTACTTGCTCTCCTACCGATGATCCATGACCCATCCCCATAGGGCAGTTTCGCAGCGGATAGTGTTTGCTGAGTCAATTCCTCTTGACCCCCATGCTGTAATCGATGGGAATTGATTGCGCCTAACCATCGATCGCATGATTCAGCATATATCGCCCCATCCATGTCTGTAATGGGAATTCCAGCAGGAACTAACCGACTTGCGACGGCTTGTGCAGTCCTTTTGGAATAAGCGACAGTCTGAACATTATATTTTCTAACATAAGGTGCAATATCGTTTGCAACCGCTAAATCATTGATTGAATAATCGTTTGACCATGTATGAAGTAAAACTAAATTAAATTTTTCTCCTGGTAATTTCTGAGTAGCCACTAATGCGCCAAATTTACGATCTGGACTTAAATCTAATCCAAACCATGTTTCTTTCTCAGGGTCTAATGGTATTGGGTCAGTCTGGCATAAATTCCATTTTTGAACATCAATTGCTGAATTGATTGTATCTACCCATAAACACAATACTTCAGTTTTTACAATATCAGGCGGATCATTGATAACAGCTTTTAAGTTATCTGGATGAATTGTAGTTCCAAGCGATGGGTTGGCTTGAGCGAATGCTGGCCAATTGATTTCACCCGACGGAAGGGTAATTGGCGAATCAGGTTCGGCGCTCCATTCAAACCAACCGATCGTATCTAAAGGATTTGTGCTGGCTGCTAATGCACGCTCCCTTAGTTTATTAAGGATTACAGAATGCTGATCACCTGCATTGCTGTAAACCCAAACTTGCGGATTTTTCGAACTCATCATGGTATATCGCATTGATGACCAAGCATCCTCATCTTTGTATTCTCTAAGCTCGTCAAGATGGATTGTTGATGGCGCTGAAATACCTCTCGAAGCATTGTTGGCTGCTTTTACCACAAACCTACGACCGCCCTTTAATTCCATTTCCTCAGCACCATGTTGCCATCTAATCTTTTTTACTTCACTTGCCAATTTATCATTACCCTCAATTAACGACACCATCTGCCTAAAGGTTTCAAGCGAGGTCGTAAGTCTATGAGCTGAGGATAACTGTAAGTTCTCGCCCCAGACATACATGCCGGTTAAGATCCTAAGCATCATAAATGTTGACTTACCATTCTGGCGTGCGATCAATAACCCAGCCTCAGAATGATGCCATCGACCATCCGGCTTTACCTTGTGTCCATGAATAGCCACGAACTTTTGCCAATCCATCAACGGAATGCCGATCTCAGCTGCAAAGTCAATCATTTCTTGACCTTTAGACGGCAAATCATTCAAAGGAGAGTGAATACGCGGTGTTTTCACACCCCCTAATTCTGATTGAGCCTGAATTGAATCGATCAATTCTTTTTCAAAGTTGATCAAAGCGATCCGGTCTGATCGTGGGCGATCGAGGTGTTTTGTGGGTTAGAAAAGGAAAGGGGGGTCGGTGGTGTTCTCTTGCTCACAAAAAACCGCCCACCCTTCGAATAATTACACTTAGAACATGCAGCTACTAAATTATCATCGGTATCTAATCCGCCTAAGCGTCTAGGTATTACATGATCTACTGTAGTGGCTTCCTGTGCACAATACTGACATATAAATCCATCGCGTCTAAGTATGCGTTCTCTTATTGATCTCCATTGTCTAGTGCTACCACTATCCCTTAACGCTGATCTACTCACTAATACCAGCCTTTAGCCTTATGGTGTGCGAGCGCTGTGCAAGCACATCCATTGTATCTATGATTAATATATTTAAGTCCTTGATCTATCTGTTTGATAGGATCTTTCTCTTTAGACTTTAATACTTGAAATAGTCCTGATGCACTTGACTTAGGATTCTTGGCTTTGTAGTTCCATCTACTTTCTTTAAATACTATTTCATCTAAACAATAAAACTGTTCAAAGTTGTAATTCATCTTATGAAATGTAATTTGTTTTAATGTATTAACCTTAAGTTCTTGAGATACAGCTTTTTCAAAGCTACTCATTTGTAATACAAATAGAGCGATCCCAACTAGCATGCACCTCGCGAGCGATGCCTTCGGGCTCGCGTTTTGGCTTTGAGAGCCAATGCGACTAGAGCATACAGCATGTGTCAATATCATCGAGCAAAACCGCAGGTCAGACGGCATGTCACAATTCTGTAATCATCTTCATCTAACCAAGTGTCTGAATAACCTGACTCACTCATTTAGTCTTACCAGCCCATCCTTCGCCCTTAAAGACTAACCCTACTGTTGAGTAGATTCGTGTCATATCTAGTCCACACTTAGGACAATTCATACCGCCATCATCTTCCTTGTAAGTTCGATGGACTGATCCATAAGTGCCGCATTCTTTGCAGCTGTATTCATATGTTGGCATCATATTCTCCAATCAATAAGCAAGTATGACAGGGTTTAGCTTCGAACTGCCAAGCCCCACAACTAGCACACCTGCTTATCTTTGTGTCCGGTATTCGATCTATCTGCTCAGTTATGTTTTTGACTCCCACGCATCCGCAATCCATACATTGATAGACCTTAAATCCATCAGGCATGTCTATCGCATCAAGCCATAGAAACTCAGTCTTGCGAGCGCAGCCATTACATTTAAAACTAGTCACGATTAATCAACTCATGACATCTAAAACATGTGCCATCCTTGAAAACTCGATCATCATCGCACGCTTCGCATTTGATAACTGATTCCTCAAGATGCACGCCATTATCATCCAAGACAACTTGAATGCCCTTGCCATTAATAAAGGCTATGTATCCCATTTATTCGATCCCTTCGAAGAACCAAGATCCTTTTGCCGACATTTTTGCCCAACGAGCGTGATCTTTGTTAGACGCTTTGCATACATAACCGAAATAAGGTTTGCCCCCCTTGCTCACCCCCGTTTTCAAAATATGCCCCGCACTACAACAAACAGGTGGCTCTTTAGGTTGAGTTTGACCAATTGCATCAACAGCATCGGCAATAGTCCATTGTTGCGGATCATCGACTTTATTCTCTACTGCAAATGAAGCTCTTAAAGCATCTTCAATTGCTGCTGATTTAGTGCCTGGTGCTCCATATCGCCTTTCTTGTAATTTCTTTTCATATTGATTTGGCTCGGCATTATTTACCTTAGCCATTTCCTCTCTTGAAGCGCGTTTGCCTTTAGCTGCGAAACCAGCATTTGCGAGCGCACGACCGATCGCTGAAGTTTCACAATTCTCCAATGCAGATGTGCTATTAACACCCTTCTCCGTAATGACCTCAAATGCGAGCCCAGTTGCACATGGTTTAGGATCTGCTTCAGTCTTAAAGATCTTGGCGAATACAACGAACCGCTTTTCAGTCGCTTCAATGAGTTCAGTCTCGATACGATTATCAGGGTATTTCTCATGCCATTTTTCCAATCTCGATTCTACTGTTTCATAATTGTCTAAGTTAAACATTATTCCTTCCATTCAAAATCTTGGTCTTGGACTGCTTCGAGCACTGTCCTATAGATAGCTCCGTAGGCGATAAAGTCTTTAACTGAGTCGTAATGATCTGGAGTTTCAGTAAGCCTAGAAACCTTGACCAACGCCATACATAAAGCAGCTTGGTGTGGTGTGATTGGGAAATCAAGATATGCACTCCACAATCCAGCAATTCTTTTGTGATTATAGTACGGATGTCCATAGACACTTCCGCGCTCTTGGATCGTAGAAATGACTTCATTTAATAGATCCTCAGTTTTTGTCATAATCAAAAACCTGCTCTAATTTAAGTTTTTGGATTTTGGCTTGATGATCTATGCAAGACTTCCATCCAGCAGCTCTACCGGCATAATAGCCATTATCGTAAATTTCTGACTTTCGGTGTTCATCCCAGAAATATAAAGCTGCTCCAATTAAACAGCCTATAATAAATCCGTATCCTACTATTTCCATGCTTGCTCCCTTATTGCATTTGGTACGACAACAGGCTCTCTGTCATCGATAACTGTATATCTTGCACCTGACGGATGAATTGATGGCGCAGCAGCCACATAGCCTTTGAACTTAATATCTATGCCATCGATTAATTTGCCACGATAGGAGTCAGCTGTATTTGCTTTGTAATACAAATGAAAGCCATCTCCAGTTTTAACTGTATATGTTGGCGTAAACTCAGGTAACAATTCACCACCATTACGAAAATCAATATCAAAT